AGTAATGGTACTGGCGCGGGAACTAATCCTTTTTATTGGATAGCCGTTGGGCGTTGGAAATAAATAATATTATGGCAAAATATTGGAAACAAGGATTCTACGATGAGCCACAAGAAGGTTCAGTAGAGATAACGGAAGAATACTGGCAGGAGTTGCTGGACGGTCAGTCATCCGGAAAGGAAATAAGGGAGAACGAAAGCGGCTATCCCGTATTGGTTGATCATGAGTATACCCTTGATGAACTAAAAGAGATGAAGATAGCGGATATTAATGCTTATGACAAGTCAGACGCTGTGAATTCATTCACTCTCTCCGGAAAGAGAATGTGGCTTACCAAAGAGGACCGCGTAGGTCTTGTTAACTCAATCAATATTGAGAAGCAGGCCGGAAGACTGGATACCGTTTTATGGTTTGATGCGGTAAAGTATACGATACCTGTTTCAAGTGCTCTCCTTATGCTGAACTCATTAGAGTTATATGCTCTTGATTGCTATAATGTGACGCAGCAGCATATTGCTTTCGTTCGGGGATTGCAGACGGGAGAGGAAGTCGAGTCTTACAACTACAAGACCGGTTATCCGAATAAACTAGAGTTTTCATTATAAACAGATAAAACTATGATTTTGGCAATACTATCATTATTGGTTTTCGCATCTTATGTTGGTGTGATGATTTACAAGACAAAGGGTATCCCTTATTCTATTTCCGATACCTATTACATTCTGAGTAACAGGTATTGGTTCGGTATATGCATGATTCTCCCGTCTTTGTTGTTGCTTCCGGCCGCATTGGATGCAAGTACAGAAAACAGTCAGTTCCTGATCTTTCTTTCTGTAGTCGGAATGATTGTATTGGGAGTATCCCCGAATTTTAAAGGAGCACACAAGAAAGCTCATATAGCCGGCGCGGTGATGTCGCTTGTATTCTCCCAAATATGGGTAGGATGCAATTCGTGGTATTGGCTGCTGCTATGGGCTGCATTTCTGATCTACGCGATAACGTTTGTAGTCAAGAATTGGTCCGGAAACCTTATATGGGACCTGACGGCATGCAAATCGATGTTCTGGATTGAGTTAATTTCATTGCTAACCGTTTACTTGACTTGTTTGCTATGAAGGAAGCTATAGTACATACAACTACAGGCGGATTTGCGGCAATCGCTACCGCATTTGTTTCCGAGTCATTGCAGAATATGATTCCGTGGCTGATTGTATCATGCGCGGTAATCCTTTGTGATCTTCTCTTCGGTGTCAGAAAAAGTATGCTAATGGGTGAAAAAGTCAGATTCTCTCGTGCAATTCGCGCTACTATGGGAAAGATGGTTACTTATTTTGCTTTTGTCTGCATGGTCTGCATGATCACTGTGGCAAGTCATAGCGAATATCCTATCGATGTATATTCCTGCTTATTGGTATGCTTTATTGAAGGGTGTTCGATTGTCGGCAATATATTGAAACCAAAGGGGATCAATATAAATGTAATTGGAGCTTTGGGAGTCTTTGGAAAGAAGGTGTTCAAGGTTGATAAAGAAGATGTGAAGGAGATTATAGAAAAGGAGAAGTAAGTATGAATTTATACACTATTATTTATGTTCTTCCCTTTTTGCTTTTTATCATACTCTATGCATTTGCGGAGAATAAGCCCAAAAATGGCAAAAGGAGTGTAAAGAATCGCAGAAGCTTGAAGAAACGTAGTTAAAGCATGTTCATATCCTAGGATGTAATCTGAAGGAGATATAAGTAATTTAGACGATGTCACTAATATGGGAAGAATTAGTATAAAGGCTTCTAGTTTGTATCTTCTTTTTGATATAGAAGAACATAGACATAACCATATAAAAGAAAAGTAAATGGATAATATAGAAGAAGTTGCCGTAAATATGATTTGCAAATATACATCGAGAGATTTAAACTCTGGTATATATAAATACAAAATAGAAAAGCATAGTGGCAGTTGTATGCAAAATCCTGTAAATACATTCTTTTGTTCAGCGTTATAGCTTTTTATTAATTCTGAAATATCCATAGGTGTATCATTTTTTGCAAAAGTAATAAATTATAAAATAGAAAATGAATATGATAAATAAAATCAGCGCATTAGCCGGCAAGCTTCTATCCATGATAGGCATAGACGGCATAGCCCACATTATAGTATGCCAGAATTTGGTTATGTGGCTATCAAAATATATTCCGCTATGGTTAGCGGTCGCTATAACCGTTGCGATCTTTATTCTGAAGGAAATATACGACAAGTATTGTAAGAAAAGCGAGTTTTCCATCAAGGATATTATCTGTGATTGCGGAGGTTTGGCGTTGGGAGTATTAACATTAATTTTATAGGAGGAAAAGTATATGAAAAGAGAAGATATAGACTCAATCATCATTCACTGCTCGGCAACACTTGCCGGGCAAGACTTGCGAGCTAAGGATATTGACCGGATGCACCGGGCGCGTGGCTTTAATCAAATTGGCTATAACTTTGTAATTGATTTAGATGGTACCGTAGAAAACGGCCGGTCATTATCCATTGACGGAGCGCATTGTAACACAAAAGGTTTTTCCGGTATTAGTTATAATAAACACAGTATCGGTATCTGCTACATCGGTGGTCTGGACGCGAGTGGAAGACCGGCCGATACTCGTACTGTCGAGCAAAAAACAGCATTGCGCGAATTGATAGCGAAGCTCTGTAAAGAGTATGATATCATCGAGCTGCTCGGTCATCGGGATGCTTCACCTGATCTGGATGGATCGGGTGAGGTGGAACCGGCAGAATTTATCAAGGCGTGTCCTTGTTTTGATGTGCGGGCAGAGTATCCGAATTTTTTACGAAATACAGTGATAACAGCAAAAAAATAGGAGGAATAATCATGAAAGAAACAGCTATAACCTTTACGAAGGGTGCGAAGAATTATGTAAGCGATGCCGTTCAGGTAAATTCTGCGGAAGTAGGATTGCAGATTACATTTGAAAAAGGCGGTAAACTTTGGGTGTATATAAGCTATGACGGGCAGAATTACTCTCCACTGCCGAGTAGAGGCTATACAAAAGTGTTTGCTTGTCCGGTTGTCGGTTGTATCCCCGGACAGTATCTTAAAATCGAATGTGAAACGGAACCGGTAAAGGCTTCTATTTTTGAATCAGAAGAGTAATGAACGCAATAGGATTAAATCCAATTAAGCTTGATGCGATAGGGCTTGATCCTATTCGCATGAATGCGATACGCTTGGGAGTTCCGGTAGCTTCTTCGGGCTCCGGTCGTCCCTACATCGACCCCGAACTACTCAGCCACGTCAAGATGGCTATATCCACCTGGGGCAAGACAAACGACGACCCTGACCGGGCTGTTTTGAAGGACTTGACACCAAACGGGAATGACATGCGCCTGCTGAACTTCGGATTTACGGAGGGCAGTGGGTATGGATTACCGGGAACCGACTTCGAAGGCTGGCTATGTACAGACGGAGTAGACGACATGATCGTCAGCGAAAAGACCGTTGACGAAATGATAGGAGATAGCAAGGAATGTACTGTCATTAGCATAATTAACTATATTTCCGATATAGGCTCTGATCATGTCAATGTATTGGGCAAAAGGTTTATCCGGAATAATATGTTCGAAAGGAATGGCCTTAATGGCAAATATTATATTTGTGGATATACGTCCCCAAGTATTAACGAGATAGGAAATGTTACGGTTGTCAATGATATTTTAGGAGATAAGAATGATTTCACTGCTAGCTATCCTACAGCTGCTGGAGTTGCTGATTATTTTTCAGTTATCGGATATCTTGATACAAATAATGTTCCTCGAAAATGTGTTAAAATTGCCTACGCAGGAGGATTCATCGCTAATAAAGTTCTGACCACTGACGAAATCAATCAGATCATCGCCTACTATAACCTTGACCGTCCGGGACAGATCATCAAGCCTCAGTTGTACTACAACATCAAGAAGCAGGGTATCACCAACGAGAACCATGCAGAGTTTAACGATCAGTTGATCGACTTTGTAGGAGGTCACAACATCCAGTTAAACAATATCGGTTGGGAAGGGGAGAGTGGTATCAATAGCTATCCGGTTGTGTTTGGTGCTAATAAAACTTGGGATAAAATGGCTAGTAGTAATAATACTGATTTTATATTTGAGCTTACTGGAAATTCTATCCACCTCACAAAAGCAAATGATAATTTAGCCTTATTGTTTACTTATGTTTATAAAGACGGAACAGTTAATGAAGTTTCTATTCCTACTTTTAAACTCAAAGTAACCGGACTTAAAGAAGGTCAAAATGTTGTTTATAATTATGTTTCGGAAGATAATGTTAGTGATATTACCTCGATTAGAATCACTGAAGATGGAGAATATGTTTGTCCTAAGAGCACTATATTTGTCCCAGCAGAAATTTTATCTAATGTTTGGATAGGATTTAAAGTTAACCCAGAAAATATAGATTTGGATATTACTATCGAAGTCCTCCCCACCATCGAACACGCTCTCAGCCTAGACGGAATCAACGACTTCGGCAAGGTGACCGGTCTCCCTGTTTTGAAGGACTATACAGTTGTTGCCGATTATGAAAGAATTAGGATAAATATCGGCTCTAATGGTGATGCTGCTGTATTATCTAAAGCTGAATCACAGAACAATGGAGCTTTTATGTTTAATACTATATCCAATAATGGAGAAAAAATTTCTTATTCTTTCGGAGGTAGAAATATAATTAATACAGATGATACAATAAGAAGAGTTTTTTATCAGTCTAAGTATATAAATAATGGTCAATACATAAATATTATACCAACATTTGTAGATAGTGATAAATTATGGCTTGGTACATATAGAGACAACGATACTAGATTTGCTAAATTAGCATTATGGTCTCTCATGCTCTTCCCCTACAGCCTCTCCGAATTCCTCCTTGAACGCCAACTGAAGAAGTATAAGGCAGGAACGCTATATCCGGATATGATCGAGTTTAGACCGATTGTAAAGAGTAACATCCCTTACTCCTCGATCTCCTACTCAGTTAATCCGGGAGTGTATGTAACCGAAGGTAGCACGGTAACTATCACCATAACCTTGTCAAACGCTTCTGATAAGCTGATAGGCGTATCATCTAACGCCATCAGCGACATATCCATCTCTGGAGACAATGGAACCTACGAGATAACCGGAAAGGTCACCAAATCTCCTCAGAAGATCAGCATAGTTATCTCCAGCTACTTGACAATGTTAGGTAACGATACTTTAATTTCAAATGAAACATTAATTAAAAACGAATAATATGGAAAAGATATTTGCCATAGCAAAAGACTCCGAAAAGTCGTGGGGAGTCATTGCGCAAGGGATAGATGGGAACTTTGATGAGTTGTCGCAAAATGTTGCTGAATGCAAAACGGATATATCAAACAAACAATCAACAAAATTTGATGATGCAAAAACGCCGCATTCCATTTTCAAAGCCAACATTTCGCCATCATCGTTTATTGGTGTAGATGTGACGGTTTCAAACGAACTTGTTGATGTATATGATGAAATATATAAATGCGATCGCACTTGTGTAAAGGTTAACCGCACAATATCATCTGGAAGGGCATGGATAACAACAAATACTAAATCACCTATAAATATTAATAATTGTCATGTGTCACTTTCGTTTGCGATAGGATTAGATACGCAAGACGATGAGCGTCCTATTGTTGCAATTGTTCTATTTAGCGGTGATTACAACGATGCGAACCACAGAGCAATTCTTCGTGTTTATTATGGCGCTATTGCTAATTATAGAAATGGATTTTTTCATATGAATTTGGCAATCAAACCATTGCTAAATCAATGGCATAGTGATATGGTTGGAAGCCAATTTGATGCGGAAAATGTTACAAGTGTTGGAATATGTACATTAAGCGGTTCGCAATCTGCAAACGTGTATTTGTCGAATCTTGAGTTCCGTGAGAATATAACAAAAGGAGGTTGTTTGATTGTTATAGATAACATGAATGAAAATGTACCTTTGATGGCTGATTACGCAAAGAGTAAAGG